TGAAGGAGAAATTACAATGATTCTATTTCGATACCGAGGACGACTGGTGAAGGCGTATCGTGTCTCTCCGATGCGATACACTGGATCATGGATGGAGATCGAGGACTATTTCACTGGAGCAGTCCAGAGGATATCTTCGTTGGACAAGTTAGAAATCGTGAGCCAAAGTTAGGATGAATTTGATGGACAAAGATGAACAGATCGAGAAATTGTCTGCTGCCTTGAGAGATGCCTATACCTTCATCTCACAACCACAGAGTATGCGAACGCCTATGGATGGTCCCAAGACAGCAGTCTACCGCATCGAAGGATACAATGTTCTGACTAGCAGGATTCGTATTGCTCTAGGAATGGGATCATGAGATTAGCTGTTCCGTCATTACCAATATGGGATTCGTATGATCACGAATGGGAAGAAGTTGAAGACATGAGTGATCGGGCAGTTGAATGTATCAAGTGTGGATGTCCGGGCGAACTGGATCGCAAGACCGGTGAGGTCGATTGGCCGACTACCTGACGCGAGTCAGAGGCACACTGACCGTAGTAGGCTGCTGACTGTTGAGCAGGCTGAATGTGATCGTGGCCAGGTATTGGTAGTTCGATGAATCGGGAGCTACCTGGACATCGATGATGATTGCTCGTGGCTCGAAATTCTGGATAGTCTCTGTGATGGAATTGATCAAGACGATCTGTTCTGTTGGGGAGATCAGCTCGAACATCTGACCAGTCAGATTGCCACCGACTGTAGGAGAGTATGGCCGTTCGTAGTAATTGGTCAGGAGCAGGTTCACGATGGCCTGAGTGACCGAGGCCTCATTCGTGATCACAATCAAATCCTTGGTGATTGGGTGGAATGCGAAATCTGTTCTCATGTCCGAGTAGATCACATTCGACTGTTTCAGGCTTGCCATCAATATTCCTCTTTTTCATATTTATTCGCTTTACATTACCAGCGAATAAGGTAATATGAATTCAGTTCGCTTTCGGTGAGTAAATGATTCAAGTTGGTAAAAAGATTCACGGATTCGTTTTGGTTGCCTCTTCTGATCACGGAGTCATTGGTCATGGATATTTCCAATTCTCCAAGGTAGATCACGATGGAGGCATTCAAAATATGGTGATCAAGACAAAAGACGGGTATGATCTCTATATCGATGAACAAGACATTTGGGAAGGATGGTAAGATGGAACAACTCACTGCTGCTCAGGTCTTGACTCTCGTCAGCAAGGCGACATTCAAGGACTTTGACAAATACGATTGGCAGGCATTCTCTGGCTGCGAATCTTCTGATCCCCGAATTGGCTCCGCCGATGATTACACCATCATTCTTGATGGCGATGTGATCAACATCATCCACGAAGATGATGCCTGCGGTGGTCAGCTGTTCAATCTGACGAGCTACTGAGATGTTCGTCATTCCATTCGTTGCAATCTGTGGCGTGCTCATGTTCTACATGTTCAAGTCGCAGAAGGCACATCCCAGAGCATGGCTGATCGGTCGCTTGATCTTCCTGCTCGTAGCAGCAGTGTTCATCATGAATTACTGCAGTAATCACGGAGGCTGATATGATCGGATTCGTTCTGTTTGCGTCACTGTTGCTCGTGGGGATTTTACTGCTCCACCGGTATGAGGATGGTGGTCATGGACATCGCTAAGATGTTCGAATACCTTGATGGGTGGCATCAGAAGTCACGTGGTCCTGGAATGGCTCGATCTATTGCTACGATCTATGGATTGACGAAAGCTGATTCCCGGAAGATTGTTCGTGACTGGCAAGATAGAAAGGAGAATTGATATGATCATGTTTCTGATAGGTGCATTTCTCGTGTGGTTCTTCATCTTCAGGTCGAAGAAGCAGCCAACTGCTGTTGATCCTGCTGCTCCACCAGTCGGCCGTCTAGAATATGTTATTACTGGATGGTGGCAGCAGTGGCTGGAGAATTGTAAAGTCTTGTGGCTCCTGATCTTATTCGGCTTCGTTTTCTATGGTGTTTGGTATCTGTGTGCGTATCAGAATTTCTGATTACTTCCCACTCTTCCCATTTATGTCGAGGTCGGTGATCACCAAAAACTGACATCCGTGGGCCGCAGCAAATTCACGAGCTGCGCGCCACTTCGCAGAATTTACAGACCACGTTATTGACTCCTCAAGGAACCTTCGGGTTCCTTTTTTTGTCTTCGGAGGCTTTGGTGGCTTTGTCTCGAAGTCTGGTTTGATCTCGACTAGCAGCTTGTGCTCCTTACCATCAGGAGTCCGCTTGACTATGGCCAGATCGACAAAATATCTGTGCTGTCTCCCGTCCTTTGGTGATATGTAGGGAACCACGATGGTCTCGCTGGACCATTTTATGATATCTGGATGGCGATCAATGTAGGTCATCATGCGCAATTCAAGGAGTGATCTGAAGGTACAAGAAGATAAGTCACCGACATACTTTCCTGGATTCTTCGGCTTGAAGATGCCACGATACTTGCTAAATGCCACTACTAATTTCCCGTTAAATAATCCATATTTAGATAACAGGAACAAATGGCCAATCCAGCAGCATCTACGAATCCACGATCGGTCATCACTGGTAGCCAACTAACAGCTAGCACTACCTTGAAATACCCTCTGGACATGGATACCAATTCTCCAAACTTCTTCGAGATCAGATTCGTCAATTACAGCAGGGGAGTCAATCTTCAGACTGCTCAATCCCAGTCGGGAGTAACAATCTTCCTTCCAGTCCCCGAGCAACTATCCGATACCACCAATCTGAATTACAGTGAGATCGCATTGGGAGTTGGTGGTATCGAGAATGAGATCAACAGCGACAACTGGGCTCAGGCATTGAATAATTTCCGCGATGACAAGGGAGTCAAAGCATTCTTGGTAGACAAGCTGAGGACTGCTGGTCCCGAGGTAACTGGGGCTGCTGGGGCTATTGTTGGAGGAATACTTGGAGGAGCTCCTGGAGCTGTTGTAGGCGGCATCATTGGAGCAAACGCACCAGCTGCCACCATTTCTGTAATTGCTGGTCAGAAGCTTGGCTTCGTTCGTAATCCTGATCTCTCTGTCGAATTCAAGGGAGTCGAGCGTAAGAAGTACCAGTTCTCCTGGAAGATGGCAGCTAAAAGTTGGAATGAAACCAACGCAATCAACAATATCATCGACTGTATCAGATGGAATACTCTTCCAGAGCGCAATGGCGGTGGTGGAATTGGCTGGACTCTAGACTACCCGAACATTGCATTCCTGCGTTTCCATGGTAATTTGGCATATGGCACTGCAGAGAATCCAAGACAGATCATTCAGTTCGGATCGAAGGGAGTGGTAGTGACTGGAGTCAACATCCTCTACAATGGTTCCACCAATGGTCAGGCATTCTTTGCGGGATCAGGAGAGCCAGTGGAAGTCCAACTGTCTCTACAAATGGAAGATCGCGATATTCTTACACGAGAACAAATCAACACTGGCTGGGGCAATCAATGATCACATACAAACAATTGATGGAATCTCTGAAATACGATAGTTTTGAAAAGAACCAGCTGAGTGGTGATAGTGGTATTACAGATAAAAGATATGAGGAACGCAGCAAATTAGCTGATACCGAACATACCAACCTAGACTCTTCTCATACTCCAAATTTACAAGACCATCATTATAATGCAATTCACAACTATACTGGCAGTTTCATTCACGAAAATTTGAATGCTCATCTACATGGCAGTAAGAATGCTTATCCTCTGAATGCCAAAGCCAAGGATACTCATGCTGGATTGATGGATATGCATAAATCTAATCCTGCTCTACAAACTGCTCATCATGTCTATTCTGGATTGGGTAATTTTGATCCCAGGTCTGCAGTACACAAATCTAATGGAATCTTCGAACATAAGGCACACTTGAGCACATCTATCAATCCCTCTATTGCTAAACAGCGTAATGAAGCTCTTAGTGATGGAGATCGACATGCGCCAAAGCATGTTTTACACATCACATTACCAAAGGGATACAAAGGTGGTAGATACGTTGCTCCTCATTCGCAAGATCAGCGTGAAAGGGAAATGCTTCTGAAACCACAGAAATTCAAAATTACCAAATCAGAAACAGTGACCCATCCTACCACTGGTGCAATTACCACCATTCATCATGCTAAACCATACGGCAATCTGAATGAAGCTGAAGAGAAGCCAGCAGCAATCCCATCACTCTTTGCTTCCATCTATCACAAATCTAAGAAGCGACCAAACGGGTACACTCCCGAGGAACTGAAGAAGATCAACGATAAGAAATGAAGTATTTCCAGTCTTTCCCCAGCATCACCTACAACAATCAGACTCTCCCAAACATCTTGGAGCGAGTAAAGCTGACTGATGCTACCCTCAATGATACTGCAATCTACCATCCATTTGTGATCAATGATGGTGAGAGACCAGAGAAGATTGCCTACGACTACTACGGTTCAACAGATTACGTATGGCTCATCTTCTTCGCAAACAATATCATCGATCCCTACTACGACTGGCCTCTATCTAATCTTGAATTCCAAGACTACATCATCGAGAAGTATGGCTCCATTGCTGTTGCTCAAGCAACTCCTGCATACTACCAGAAACTGCCATCTACCATCTACGTTAATGTGAACGATCCCAGACTCTATTACACTGCGATCAATTGGCCAGGTGGTATTCCTGGGTATGTTGCTCAGACAGTTACCTCAACACTGCGACTCAGTCCCGATACTACTGGTCTCGATCCTACCGTATGGGGATCCATTGATTCGTATACTGCCGAGATGAATGACAACGAAGACAAGCGTAACATCCTCCTCATCGATTCTTCCTACAAGTCACTCTTTGCTCGGCAACTCACGAGCATACTGAATGGCTGATTCTACTGGTCAGAACATCAAGGGCAAACTCAAGTCCATCAATGTTACTCTCATTGATGCTACTGGAACAAAGGGAGTCGATGTCACCTACCTGATGAGTGATATCGTGATCTACGAAAACATCTTCTCTCAGACAATCAACGGAACGATGACCTTCACAGATGGACTGGGATTCCTGAGCGGATACGGACCATTCCCGATCATTGGTGAGGAACAGTTGGTAGTCTCTTGGCAGCTGCCCTTCGACAACTACCCAATCAAGACCATGGCATTTCTAGTCAATGTTGCTGGTCCAATCTTTGGTGCGAACAATCTGAAGCATAAGAGATACGTTCTCAATCTCTGTGCCTTTGAGCACATCACCGATGCATCAACTAGAATCCAGCAGGCATTCACCCAGCCTCATTCCTCTACTGCCAATGCAATCTTCCAGACTCTGAAGTCCAGTAAACCATTCCTGATCGAGCCAACTCGTGGAGTGCAGCATGTAGTCATTCCGAACTACTCTCCATTCCAAGCCATGGATTTCCTTCGCAAAAGATCAATCTCTGCTACCACCAGTTCTGCATCGTATGTATTCTATGAGTGTGGCTCTGGATTCAGATTCTGTGACATCGAGTATCTGATCACCATGGGTAGGAAACAGCTTGCTGCCAATACTGCTACCTACACATACGCAGTCACCGATACCACTCTACAGAACGATTACGTCGACAACGCAGCAATACAAGCTGACCATCCTGGTTCCTACAATCGTGGTGAATTCAAGACTCTCTTTGGTTTCATGCAGACCAAGAAATTTGATACCATCGAAAAGATCAAGAGAGGATACTTTGCTTCTGACACATGGGTGTATGATCCTATTCAAGCTCAGACATACGAATTCCCATTCAACATCGAGACTGCAGGAAATACCACGACTCTGGGTAAGAACTACGAGAACACCAAGGCATTCGTCGACTACTACTCAAAGTTCAAAGGCGATCGCAATTTCTACGTAGCCAAGGATTCATCTGTTCCAGACAATTTCGTCGAAGACATCATGGGACCTCGAGCATCCTACATGACGAGACTGGATCAGAACATCTTCCAGGCATCTGCAATTGGTGACACAATGATTGTTGCTGGCGATGTGATCAATGTTCCCAATCTCCCAGCGTACAAAGGCAATGGTGAAGCGACAGACTACGACAAGAATCTTGCTGGTCAATTCCTGATCGGAGCAATCGTCCACAAACTATCATGGGAGAGTTACGTTGTAGACTACGAAATGTACAAAGCTGGGAACGAACAAAATTTGAATTGATACAAAATATCGCTTTTCTTTTTCTAGAAAGAGCGTATATTAAATTTAGGTTACAGCTTCTGGATAGGAGAAATATCATGAACGTTCTAGAAAATATCGAAAATGACAAGTATGAAAATACGATGGGCTGGCACTACGATGGCCCGAAGGAAGCCCAAATGGAACATCGGCAGCAATATAGGCTTGAAGACGCTCGCCTGCGCAATCAATTCCAAGCCGACTTGGAAGAAGAATTTGGGACTGGTGGCGAAGACTGGCGTCAACAAATTTTCGATTATGCCTGGAGCGAGGGGCATTCCGAAGGCTACAGACGAGTCTATTACGTGTACGAGGAAATTGCGAGTCTATAATCTGTCTCTAAAACTCAAGCCAGGTTCCGCGAGGTTCCTGGCTTTTTCGTATGTAATCTCAAAATAAGTATTCTCACAATAAGGGCGTGAGAATGATATTCAGCGACACTCTATTTTTCCATGGCACAGTTGAGTCGAGAGCTGATCCGCTTTATCTCGGTAGATTACAGATTCGCATTGATGGTATCCATCCTGCCAATCAAACTGCGGTAGCAACTGCCGATCTCCCGTGGGCTACTGTTCTACAGGGAATTCAGTCAGCTGGTGTTTATGGTGTAGGAGCATCCCCAGTAGGACCAATTGAAGGAAGCCGAGTAATTGGTATATTCCTCGATGGTCGTGATGCGCAATTGCCACTAGTTCTGGGAACAATTGCCGGTGGTCTTGG